AAAGCAGTTAGATTAGATGTAGGCGCTAGACTTGGTAGGAATGATAGTGGTGGTGCTGCTAAAGTAAATTTAGATACTCAAGTAGCACAGCGTATGTTCCCTAGGTTAGATGCAACTGGGGCTTCTGTTGCTGAAACTGCTGGTGTAGTAGCAGGTAAGTTCAAAGGCGGTGATCCTGATAAGATTATTAATGTAAAAGAATCTAAGGCTGTACAAGAAGCAAGGGAAGAGATCCAAGTTAAGATGGCTAGAGGTGAAGAACTCACTGACGCTGATCTTAGTAAGTTGGATATGGTGGAGAACTCCACTGCTGCCTTGGAAGAGTATAGTCAAATGGCTATGAAGGTAGCTGGTTCCCGTGGACTAGACACTACTGCACTTAGAGGGATGATGCGTGGTCGTCATACGTTTGAGAACATAGATGCTGCGTCTAGGACTCTACTTAAGAAGAATGGTATTGAAGACCTAGAAGATATGGTTAAGTATATCCTTGACCAAGAAAAGAAAGATAGAATATTTAGTGCAGAAGAGATGCAGATGTTATCGCCTCTGTTTGTAGAAGTAGAAAGGAAGTTGTTTAATGCTTATGATCTTTTAGGTAGCTCAACTGGGTTAACGGATGAGACAATCGCTTTGATACATTCAGACATTAACTTGTTCTACGGTATACAAGCATGGAACAAAGGACAAGGCAGCAAAGTATCTGCTGCATTAAATCATAGGCGTAAGATGTTGCAAGACATTGCTGAGAATCGTATGATAGATTCTTTATTCGCAGGAGTTAAATGTAAATGAAATTTTCACCAGCATGTGAGGTTGCTAACACTGCAATGTCTATCAACGCTGCTCGTATTGATTCGTTTGGCGATGCACAGAAAGCAGAGTTCTATCGTAAGGTACTCGCAAGAGATGAAAAGAATGATTCTGTTTCTGGCATTGGATTAGATGTTATGATCAACGGGATGTTATCTGGTACAGGTACTCCTGCTGTAAACATCATGTCCATGTTCATCCAATCCTTAATGAAACCTATAATAGAATCTATTGGTCTTATGACAGACTCTATTAAATTGACTAATGGTGGACGAGAGTGGAACCAAGTGGCGGCTATGTGGCAAGCCTCTGTTGATTCATTCAGTCAAGATGCTATCTATTTTAACCAAGGGTTTCGTAAAGGTTATTCACTAGAGCGTGATATTAGTGAACGTCAATTAGGAATGACTAAGAAAGATTTCACAACTTTCCTTAAAGATGAGATGGGTGTTGATGATCCTAAGCTGTTAAGCACTGAGCAGATGGAAGATATTCTTCTTGATATGCAAGACTATATGCACAACACTATTGGCAAGACTAAGTTCGGGCAAGCGTTTGGTGGTGCAGGTGAGACTCTAGTGCGATGGCCTACTAAACTTATTGTAGGTATAGATGAGTATGGTAAGGCAAGGTTCCGTAGACAGAGCATGTTCCAAATGGCTGCTAAGTTTGCTAAGGAAGATAGCCAAGCTGGTATGGGTTCTTATGATGATTTGTACAGCGCATATAAGAAAGATTTATTTAGTGACGCAGCACAAAGCACTAACTGGGATGTACGAACAAAGAACTTTGTAGCTGCTAGAGCAGGTAATCAAGTTGCCTTTGAGGGACAGAAGAAAGGATTGAAGGTTAGTATCAAGGACGCAACTCCTAAGATGGCAGCTAAACGTGCGGAGACTGATAAGGAAGCTAGGCTAGCTATGTCATTGATTCGTGATGATGCTTTGTTTAATGCCTTTCAACAGAAGTTAGCAGGTACTCCTCGTAAGATACAGCAGCTGCGCCATGACCACCCTGCCTTTGCTTTGTTTGTTCCATTCATTAAAACTCCTTGGAACATAATTAAAGAAGGTTACAATTATATACCTATTATCCCTGCTATAAGGGCATCGATGACGACTAAGGAAGGTGTGAGTAAGGTACTGTTTGATCTAAGGACTAACAAGATACCTTTACATGGTGAGCCATCTAAGATGAGTTATGATGAGTTGATACCTCGTCAGATCATAGGTATGACTATGTTTGCTACAATTGGATCTATGTATGATCAGGATGTTATCACTGGTAGTATCCCTCGTAGTGCTTCTGAGAGACAGCGTTGGAAAGATGCAGGTATCTTGCCCTACTCTATCCGCATAGGAGATGTGTGGACAAGTTATCATAGATTTGAACCACTAGCTACACCACTGGCTATGGCGGCTGACTTGTTTACCTTCACTAAAGAGTATGCAGACGATGAGGACATCAACAGTGAGGAAGCAGAAGAGTTAATTGCTAACCTAGTTTACATGGTTAAGAGTAACATAACCTCTAAGACTTTCCTTGAAGGTATGCACACACTAACAGCTATGATAGTAGATCCTAACGTGTCTATTCAGAAAGGATTGATAGAGACTGTTGCACGACCAATGACTCCTGCACTCCTAGCACAGACTGCTAAGATGTTTGATGGGTATGATCGTCAGACAGAGAATACATGGGAAAGGTTACAAGCTCGTATCCCTATCCTTCGTGAGCAGTTACCTAAGAAGTATGGTGTATATGGTGATGCAAAAACTATAGACATTAACCAAGCATGGAGCAGTGTCCACATGTTTGATGCTAGTAATCTAACTCCTGTTCAACAAGAGATGCAGAGGGTGGCGTGGGATAAGGGAGGTATCACAGGTAAGCTGAAGGGAGTTAAGTTATCAAGTGAGCAACTAGGTTCTCTTCGTCAGATGAATGCAGAGATGTTAACACCTGTGCTTGAGAGTATAGTTAATTCTCCTGCTTACCAGAACTCTTCGGATAGTCTAAAGAGAAAGAGACTTGATCTTGTATCGAATAAACTACGAGGTAAGTTAGGCACTATGTTTGCTGCTCAACTACGTCAACAAGATCCTGAGTTTGCTAAGAAGTTCTTATCGGCTTGGTATTCTAGGAAGGGACTGTCTGATGATATGCCTGATAGTCTTAAGGACTAGGCGTAATGAAGGGGGCTTAATTGCCCCCTATTAATTTCCCTAGGAAACTATTCCTTCTTTAGGTTCTTTAGTTTAGGTTTCTCTTTGAGTGGAGGTAGCCCTTTAACATTTCTCATGATAGTAGCCAATGCAGCTTCAGTTATCTGGACTGATCTACCACTAGATAGTGATATACTTCTAGCCTCTTCATCAACAAATATTACTTGGTTCATGTTCAACCAATGAGTGTTTAACTTTACCCACATTTTCCCTCCAACTCAAACTCTATCAGCATATCAATACAGTGCTTGGCCTTAGCTAGATCCTGTAATGGTGTACCCTTATCCTGATAACGAGTGACATACTTAATGATTGTATGCTGTAGTGCGTTCAACTCGTTAGCCATAGAATACTGCATAGGCTGTATAGATAGGTTAGTGTAGTGAGTACCTCCAACTTGAGTCTCACTGGCTAACTTCTCAAAGTCAAACAAAGGTTCTATCCTATCTTCAATCATAACTATATGGTTCCTCTAGTTGCATCTCTAGGTTGTAGAAGTTTCTTTCGATCACATCTTCAAACCTATTAACTATATCTTCAGATTCTAATTGCAGTACATCAACAAGGATAACTTCATCCAACTGCTTCAAGCGACCTTTCAACTCTTCCAAAGTTAGAGCCATAAGTCCTCCGTAGATACGACATTGATACAGGCAACTCATCAAAGCTACCATCCTGTACATCATTGAACACCCATAGACCAGACCATGATCCATTAGTCTGAGGGTTAAGGTATGCCTCGTCATGTTGATAGTAGATACCAGCAAACAGACCTGTCATATTTAAACCATCAGCCCTACGTGCATAGGCTATGTCTCTATCTTGGACATGCCCCATAACACAACTCATGTACTTCTTCTGTAGCAGTAGCTTGGCAGAAGACACTGGCCTCCCCATAACACCAGAGGTAAAGTAGTGACAGTATGCCACACCATCTATGACGATAGGGTCTAAGAAGTCTTGCACTTCCCATCCTTTAAGATCAAGATCAGCAAAGCTAATCAGACCATCTAGCTTTGAGTCGTGTTCAACAGCACGTTCAATACGATACTCATGGTTGCCTAGTAAGAACACTAAGCGAGGATTCCATTGCTTTTTCTTTCCATGTTTAAGACGTAACTGTTCTCGTTTGATAGGTGCTAGGAACATCTTCATTGCTTCATTACCTGCTGCAATGTCCTTAGTGTAACGCCTACCTTCAAAACTCTTAGTCCCTACATCATAGCTGCTAAGACTTGGCATGTCCCAATGATCACCTAGATGTACGATCACATCAGGTTTCATCTTAACTGCATAGTGTCCAGCCCATGTCATATGGTCATAGTTAGCATCAGGTTTGATCTGAGTATCTGGTATAATTAGATGTCTCATTTCTTCTTCCTCTTAGTTCGTTCTTCTCGCTCATCACGGGTCTTAGTTCCATGACATGCATAACATAGAATCTGATACCCATCTTCCTCTAAGAACATACGAGTGATGTAGGTATTCCAATCTATGAATCCTTGTGAAGGATCGACAACAGGGTTAATGTGATCAACAGCAGCATTATTCCTACGTCTTGACTGACCCCTAAGAGGTGGCAAAGTAGCAGGCCCGACAGTACCACAGCCAGCACATAAGTACCTCCCAGTAGAAACTCTAGCAGATTTCTTAACATCAGCTTTGACACCCCATTTACTATGCGCTCCACGTAGAGCAGAGATTATGAAAGACTTGTGTCTAGCTTCTGTCCATCGTCCGTTGTTACGGGTCTTGGCGGTTGCCATATCTCATCATCCTCTCTGCGTAGGTGCAGTAGTATTCCATTTTCAATAGCACGTTCTTCACTACCTAGTTCTTCAACACAGGTGTCGTACATTTCTAACTCAGTCTTACCTTCCAATAGCTTTGCAGCTTTCTTAGGGCCAATGCCATGAACACCTTTGATGTTG